CCCCACGATTGCTGGTAATAAGTTAATATGATCTTTTTGTTTAAAATTGCCTACCAGGTCTTCTTCAAACATCGTCATCAGTCACAAACTCTAGATTTTGCTGTTTTACAAACCAATCTAATGTTGCATTTATCAACTCTTTAATCAGATAATTTAGATTCTTGTAGTTGCTAGTGTCCTTAAATAGCTTGATGTTATTATATAACTGCATTATGTGTCCATTCTTCTTCGGGATCCAGTCTTGTTCAATACCTAGATCATCATACTTATTTGAATATAAAATTACTAAACAAACATTCCACAAAAATATTCTTGTTCTGCCATTGGTAATATGTGCCAAAAGGTTGAACAGTCGTTTTATGCATTTTAGAGATTCTTTATCATCCAATTTGAAAGCTCTCAGGTCCAAAGTGGATTCCAATAACATATAATCTTCAATGGTTTCATAAAATTCCACATCTTCTTTAGTGTCATCTCGATCTGTAGGCACTTCTAATTCTATTTCCTGAATTTGATCTGGTAATTGCAAGATTACAGCATTGTCTGATTCAATAAGTTCATGAAAATCTTTAAATTCATTTGTTGACATATAGTGTTCTGTGGAAGTGTAGTTGACTACATCACATGCATTTAAATGGAAATAGCGATTTTGCAGCAATTTGTCTGCTAATCCTTCTTTAAACCAAGTGTTGAATTCGATAAAGTTTGAAAAGCCTACTCCGGAACATTCTCTCAAACTGACATTCCTCTTAAAGTTCAAGTATTTTTTTGCTTGACCGAGAAAAAATTTGAGGCGGTTTTCATCATTTGTTTGATAAGTGCTAACATAAACACAGTTGAATTTATCTGACGGTTCTATCTGAACATGCATGTTCAAAGATACGTCATGGTCATAGACAATGTTGACAATGGCTTTTGGTGCCTCAACTGTACATTTAGTCCATTTGGCATGTAAATCCATTCCAAAACGTACGATTTGGTATCCAGTTCCATGAGTTTTTCTCAAATATTTGATGTGATGTTCAAGTTTTCCATGCCATTTTACATGTTTCTTGAACTTTTTCAACATCTCTATCAATCCTGTTATCTGATTTTGAGGCTGATTACTGACAATTTTGTGTATCATGTTGTCTGTTCCATGAATTGTGAAGATTAGATCTCTTTCGTTGTATTTTTGTTTGTAAAAATAAATAAAATCCCCTACCCATTTTTTATTTAT